AGCAGATATGAATGGATTAGTTATTCGTCAAATGCCTACAAGGAACGAGACAGACCAGTGGCATAAAGATAATGGATTCGTTGGAAGTCATAAGAGGTTCCAGTTAGTCGAGTATTCAGAGTATGAAACAGAAATGATTCGATATGTTTAACTTTCGAGTAGCTGTTGAGTAGTTGCGGAGTAATTGGAGAGTAGGTGGTATCAAATGACTAGACCAGATAGAAAAGGAAAACATAGAGCTAACTATGAGAGAAACCGTAAGAGAATCTTTGCTACACAATCAACCTGTGGAATATGCGGAAAGGCAGTGGACTTTAGTCTAAAGAACCCCCATCCAATGAGTGCACAGGTAGATCACTTGATACCCGTATCCAAAGGAGGACACCCCTCTGACATTAGTAACCTACAGCTTGCGCACCGAGCGTGCAACAGACAGAAGTCGGACAAGTTAGTAAAGACTGGATATGACACGGAGCCTCAAGTGATTGGTAATAGAAACTTACCGCACAGCATGGACTGGGTGGCCTACAACTCTACTGGACAGCCAAGAGAACAAAAGAAACAGAAGACTATTATAAAGATTAAAAAGAAAGTAAAGAAATGAACTGTTTTAAAGCTGTTTAAAGACATTTATATAACTCTAGACAAAGTGTGCTTAATCTAATTTAAACCGCAGTGTAGGACAGTATAAGGGCATCAGGAAACAAAATGGGGGGATGACCTCCCCTCTCGTCTCTAGGCTGGACTTCAGCCGTCACTGTGCACTTTCTCTCACGCCATTTTTTAGGAAGGAGCAAAACATGGAAAAAGGCATTGAATATTTAAGAAAAAAGCTTGAGCGTTACCGTAGTGGTGCGAAAAAGCGTAATGAGATCTATAACATGAAAGATAAAGATTTTTCCCTCGGAATAACGATTCCGCCCCACATCAGAAATCAATATCGAGCCACTTTAGGATGGGGAGCAAAAGCAGTTGATAGTGTGGCAGATAGATTAGTGTTTCGAGAATTCGCAGAAGACAACTTTGATTTGAATGAAATATTTAACATGAATAGTGCAGACATCTTTTTTGATGATGCAATATTATCAGCACTAGTCAACTCGTGTAGTTTTGTATATATATCAGAAGGGGTGGAGGGCAATATTCCTCGATTGCAAGTAATCTCTGGGGAAAATGCAACAGGCATCCTTGATCCAATCACTAGATTGCTAACAGAAGGATATGCAGTATTAAGTCGAAATAGTTTTGGTAATCCAACAGAAGAATTATATTTCGTCGCTGGACGTACTGATTATTACGCAGAAGGCTATTATATCGACAGTGTACATTATAACATTGATTATCCGTTATTAGTGCCTATCATCCATAAACCAGACGCAAATAAACCATTTGGAAGGTCTAGGATAACGAAATCAGCAGTTTACTATCAACAGTACGCAAAGCGTGTATTGGAGCGTTCGGATATCACAGCAGAATTTTATTCGTTCCCACAAAAATACGTGCTGGGATTAGATGCAGACGCTGAGCCTATGGATACGTGGAAAGCAACAGTATCCTCAATGTTGCAATTTACAAAAGACTCTCAAGGCGAATCTCCAGAAATCGGACAATTCACTTCGGTTTCTATGAGTCCTTTTACAGAGCAATTAAAAACCGCCGCAAGTGGCTTTGCTGGAGAGACAGGTCTAACACTCGATGACTTAGGATTCTCAACAGATAACCCTTCAAGTGCAGAAGCTATTAAAGCTAGTCACGAAACTTTAAGATTACAAGCAGAAAAAGCGCAACGTGATTTTAGCTCTGGATTTTTGAATGTTGGTTACTTAGCCGCTTGTTTAAGAGATAACTTCCCTTATAAACGCAATCAATTATATCTAACAGAACCTAAATGGGAGCCAGTATTTAAGCCAGACGCATCAACAATTTCATTGGTTGGAGATGGTGCGATTAAGTTAAACCAAGCAGTTCCAGGCTATTTTAACTACGATAATTTACGAGACTTAACAGGAATCAAGGGAAGTGATCAGTAATGCAAGATATCGTTCCTGAATTATTAGATAAGATTCAGCAACAGTTTACTAGAGACCTTAATAACAATTCGAATATTAAAAACATCTATACAAAAATTAATAACGGAACCGCAACACATATCGATGTTCATAAATTCGCAATTGAAACAGGAAAGACGTTAGCGGATAGCTTTAATAAATATATAACCATTGAATCATTACCAGATGGAAGAATGTACTACAACATTGCAGAAAGAATTTTAAATCCAACATTAGGAAATAATTATGAATTGATTGATAAAGCTTTAGAGACAGTACAAACAGATTTAAATAAAAAGGCTGGTTTTGGATTAAAAGGAATTCGAACACCTTTAAACCAAGGTAGAATTGATGGTTTTATCGAGAGATTGTCGTTAGAAGAGAACTTTAAAGATGTCAAATGGATATTAGACGAGCCAGTCATAAATTTTAGTCAAAGCATTGTGGACGCTGGAATAGCTAATAACGTTGATTTTCAAGCGAGATCAGGACTAACCCCAACAGTTACTCGAATTGTAACAGGTCATAAGCCTTGCGCTTGGTGTAGAGGATTAGCAGGTACCTATGAATATCCAGATGTTCCAGAAGATGTTTATAGGCGTCATGATAATTGTCGTTGCTTAGTAGAATATGATCCGGGCAATAACAAAAAACAAGACGTATGGACAAAACAATGGAGAGACCCGAAAGAAAAAGAGAAAATCGAACACAGAAAAACTATTGGATTGTGAGGTGTAGAGGTATGGGAAAATAACTAAACGGCTAGGCTCTCAAGTTCCAACGAAATCAATTGTTTTACCTTATGAGCAAACTCTAGGAAAAGAAGCAATTGAAGAATATGAAGAATCTGGTCGTGAAGCTTATGAATGGCAACGAAACTTGTTGGAACCTATTCTAGCTGTAAACGAGGATGGACTTTGGGTGCATATGGAGTTTGGTTATTCTGTACCTCGACAAAACGGTAAGAATGAGATAGTCGCCATGCGTGAGTTATATGCACTTAATCAAGGCGAACGTGTCTTACATACCGCACACCGTACAAGCACAAGTAAATCAGCTTTTGATAGATTATTAGGCATATTGGAAGAAACGGGATTAGAAAATCAAGTGGATTTCACAAGTATTCGAGCAAGGGGAATGGAAAAGATAGAATTCCCTAATGGTGGACAAATAGATTTTAGAACTCGAAGCTCAACTGGTGGACTTGGAGAAAGTTTTGACTTGTTAGTCATTGATGAAGCTCAAGAATATACTGACGACCAACGCTCCGCTTTGATGTATACAATCGCAGCCAGTGAAAACCCCCAAACATTATATTGTGGGACACCTCCTACACCTATATCTAGCGGTACGGTGTTTACTGGACTAAGAACACGCGCATTAAATAGGGAAACGGAAGACACAGGCTGGGCTGAATGGAGTGTAGACACTCAATCAGACATTAGAGACCGTGAACTGTGGTATAAAACAAACCCTAGTTTAGGCTTACGAATCAATGAGCGAAACATCCAGACAGAAATTAGCGAAGATGAAATAGACTTTAACATCCAAAGATTAGGTCTGTGGTTGCAATATAACCAGAAATCGGTCATTAGTGAAGACGAATGGGATAGCTTGAAAGTGGATGTGTTACCAGAGTTAAAAGGAAAACTATTTGCTGGTGTGAAATACGGACGTGATGGGACAAACGTTGCGCTAAGTATAGCTGTTAAAACAAAAGAAAATGATGTATTTGTCGAGACAATAGATTGCCAATCTATCAGAAATGGTAACGACTGGATTATTGACTTTTTAAGAAAGGCAGATGTCCAAGAGGTTGTGGTAGATGGTGCTAACGGGCAAAGTTTATTAGCCGAAGAAATGGAAGATTTTGGATTGAAAGAACCGTTATTACCAACAGTCAAAGAGATCATAAATGCAAATGCTAAGTTTGAACAAGCATTATATCAACAAACGCTCGTACACAATGGGCAACCTTCTTTGCGAGAAGTCGTTACTAATTCTGACAAGCGAAACATTGGCTCAAGCGGTGGTTTTGGATATACCTCACAAGTAGAAGAGCATGATGTGGTACTTATGGATTCGATGATTTTAGCGTATTGGTCTTGCTCAAATCATAAGGAGGTCAAAAAACAACGGATAATTTATTAAGAGGAGGCGATACACTTGTTAATCTATTTACCGACTGAAAACAAATAGTTCGGAGGTGGTCGCTATGGTCGAGAAGAAAATAGCATATCTAATGTTTTTATAAGTCAGCACTCAATGACAGGAGCAAATAATATGGCACGAATAATTATCCAGTTATCAGAAGATGAAATCGAACGATTGATTAATGGTAAAACTGTATCAGTACCAACTGACCTAAAAACAAAAGGTAATGCAGAGGTTAAGCAGATAAATATCATGCAGTCAGCTTTAAAAGATATTGCAGCACCGGTTATTAATCGAGATAAAAAAGTTGTTAGTCAAATGGAAATTGACCACATTAAACTGATAACAGAATCAATGACAAAACAAATGATGAATGAAAATCCATTTAGATTAGGTAGTTAAGTCAGCACTCATCGAGTGGTGGCTATTTTTATTGTCCGAAATGACATTAAACTACCGCAAGCCGAAGCGATAACAGGCAACTCACGGTGTCGGACACCGAAATCAAAACGAAGAGGAGAAAGAATTATGAATAGAGATTTTTTAGAAAGTCAAGGTTTAGAAAAAGAAACAATCGATGCGATTATGGCGGAATACGGCAAGAGCATTGGTGGTACTAAGGAACAACTCGAATCAGTGACGACTGAAAAGAAGAAGTTGGCCGAACAAGTAGAAAGCTTAAATAGCGCCTTGACTGAAACAAATGAAAAGTATGCGAACTTTGACGAACAGTTGAATAACGCTACGAAAGAGTTAGAAGAAAGTAAAATTCAGAACACTAAATTTAGAATTGCTAACGAAAAAGGGATACCTCTTGAATTAGCTAATCGATTGAGCGGAGAAACAGAAGAAGAGATTTTAGCGGATGCAGAAAGTTTATCTGGATTTGTATCTAAAAGAACTACTTTACCGCTAGGAACAACAGAACCAAAAGATATAGATGATGAAGATGCAGGACTAATAAAAATGTTAGATAACTTAACAAATCAAAATTAAAAGGAGAATGTAAAATGGCATTAAAAAGTGGAGATTTATTCCCAAAAGAGACAGTAAGAGAGATTTTTAACAAGGTAAAAGGACACTCAACACTTGCAAAATTAGCAAATCAAGAAGCAATTCCGTTTGCTGGTACAGAGCAATTTATCTTTAACTTAGAAGGTAACGCTCAAATCGTTGGAGAAGGAGAACAGAAAAAAGAAGGAAAAGCAACAATGGACTCCAAAGTAATTAAGCCAGTTAAAATTATTTATCAGGCTCGAATTACAGACGAATTTAAAAACGTTGCACAAGAAAAGCAATTGCAATATCTAAAAGCATTTGCGGATGGATATGCTTCAAAGATTGCACAAGCGTTTGATATCGCGGCCTTACACGGTTTAGAGCCACGCTCAATGACTGATGCATCATTTAAGGCGACAAATAGCTTTGATGGATTAGTTACTGACAACACAATCGAATTTAGCGCTGAAGGTATTGAAGATGACATCGATACAGCTGTACAAACGATTGTTAACACAGACGGAGACGTTACTGGATTGGCTTTATCTCCTCAAGCTGCATCCGCGCTAGGAAAAGTTAAAGTTAATGGCGTTGTACAATATCCAGAGTTTCGTTTCGGTCAACGTCCAAACTCATTCCAAGGAATGACTACAGACGTAAATAAAACTTTAACAATGGTTGGAGAAGGCGAAGAAAAAGACCATGCAGTTGTTGGTGACTTTGCTAACTCATTCAAATGGGGTTATGCAGAAAACATTCCAATGGAGATTATCGAATATGGTGACCCAGATGGAATTGGTCGTGACTTGAAAGCTTACAACGAGATCTTATTACGTGCAGAAGCTTATATCGGTTGGGGAATCTTAGTTCCAGAAAACTTTGCACGAGTAGTAGAAACAGAATCAGTTGTGGAGGGATAACACATGCGTTATGTTCACGTTGAATCAGGGGTCGTTATAGAGACCCCTTCTTTTATTATTGGCGATGCTTGGAAACCTGAAAAGGATATCCAAGAAGAAAAACAAGTCAAAGAAGAAGAAGTAGTTGAGGAATATGTAGAAGAAGAAATTGATTTATCAGAAATGACAAATCGAGAACTTGAACAGTTTGCTAAGGAACATGAAATTCCATTATTAGCAGACGACAAACGAAATAAAGAAAATTTAATCAAAGCAATCACTAAAGCCTTTGAAGATTAGGCGGTGTAATGTATGGAAGATTTTGCATTGATAAGCGACTTAGCAGAGCAATGGCGAGAGTTAAAAAGAGGGGAGCCTGAAAGAGCTGAGGTGTTGCTTAGAGTAGTATCTAACTCCTTACGTGTAGAAGCACAAAAAGTGGGTAAAGATTTAGATCAAATGGTTGAGGCAGACCCTGTATATGCTGACGTTGTAAGGTCAGTCACTGTTGATGTGGTAGCGAGAACCTTAATGACTTCCACGGATTCAGAACCAATGACTCAAGTGAGTGAATCTGCGTTAGGTTACTCATGGCAAGGGAGTTTTTTAACACCAGGCGGCGGTCTTTTCATTAAGAACTCTGAGTTATCAAGGCTTGGTCTTAGGAGACAGCGTTATGGGGTGATTGACTTTTATGGCGAGAATTAAAGGAATTACAGTAACGTTATTAAATCGTGTGGAAGTTGAGAAGGATCCAATCGGCGAACCAATCTATGAAGATAAGCCAATTGAAGTGGAGAACGTACTTGTGGCGCCTTCCTCTTCGGATGACATTGCTAACAATCTCGAATTGTATGGAAAAAAAGCAGTTTATACATTAGCAATACCTAAAGGAGATACCAATAACTGGGTGGATGCAAAAGTTAATTTCTTTGGAAAAACTTGGCGAACGTTTGGTCTACCGCTTGAGGGGATTGAACATTTACTTCCACTCGATTGGAATAAGAAGGTGACGGTGGAGCGCTATGAGTGATATTAAGTTTGAATTAAATCGTGCAGGTGTTCGAAAACTTATGAAGTCAGCCCAAATGCAAGAAATCGTCTCTAGCTATGCGAACAGCGCTCGAAGTCGATTGGGCGATGGATATGGTACTGATACGTATGTAGGAAAAACACGAGTAAACGCAATGGTGTATGCAGATAGTATTCCAGCAAAAATTGAGAACTCACGAAGTAATAGTTTACTAAAGGCGGTGCAAAAATGATTGAAGTTATCTTAAAAGATTATCTAGATAAACATTTAGATGTTCCAGCATTTTTTAACTTTCCAGATAACCCACCTCCTGACTTTGTTTTAATCGATAAAGTTGGTGGTGGGGAATCACATCATTTGCCATCGTCTACTATTGCTTTTCAAAGTTATTCAGATAGTAAATATGGAGCAATCGTTTTAAACAAAAAAGTAAAAGAAGTTATAAAAAGCACAATCGAATTAATGGAAATTAGTAGAGTACAACTAAACTCAGACTATAATTTCCCAGATTTAGAGAGAAAAAGACCGCGATATCAAGCGGTTTTTAATTTTAATCACTATTAAAAAAAGGAGTAGATAAAACATGGCAGATACACAAAGAGTAACATATGGTAAGCCGAAAATAGGCGGAGCAGTTAGCGTTGCGCCTATTGGTACAGAATTACCAACAGATGCTTTAGCAGAATTGAGCCTTGAATTTAATAACTTAGGGTATATCTCAGAAGATGGATTAACAAACGAAAACTCTCCTGAGACAGAAAATATTAAAGCATGGGGTGGAGATGTTGTATTAGTCACACAAACGGATAAAGAGGACACTTTCGGCTTTAAGTTAATTGAAGCCTTAAATGTCGCTGTACTTAAGTTTATTTACGGTGCAGATAACGTTTCGGGAGATATAGATACAGGCATTAAGGTCAAGGCAAACGCTAAAGAATTAGAGCCTGTATCAATCGTTGTCGATATGGTCGTGCAGAGTGCACTAAAGAGAATAGTCATTCCAAATGCAAAAATAACAGAGGTTGCAGAAATTGAATATAAAGATGATGACGCAGTTGGTTATGACGTAACAGTTCAGGCTGTTCCGAATACTGATGGAGATACGCATGAGGAATATATTATTAAGGCTAACGCCCAAGGAGGAGGTGTTGAAGGGTAATGACTAAATTTAAAGCTAAAGTAATTGAAAATATCCCCGCCAATCGATTAGTTGCACTTGGTGGGATAAATAGTGAAGGAAATCCAGAAGAAGGATGGGAGACTGTATATTTAATCTTATCTAAAAAGGGATGGTTACCAGATTTGGTTTCCATATCTAACTTAGAGAAAAATAGCATTGAAGATGTAATAATTAAGAACAGTCCAGTATGGAAGGTAGAGTCATCCGAAAATCTACCCGCAGGAACACTGGTTCAATGTGATGAGGACGGTAGGGTTAAACATTATCGTCCAGAAGACGGAAACCACTTTGGATTTACGACTCATTCTGTAAAAGCAGGAGAGGTCGTCGAAATTGTCCGTAAATACGGTCGTATGCCACAAAAACAAGAGGATGCACTTAGTGGAGGGATTGAAGAATGATAAAAGGAAAAACAAAATCAGGCTTTGAATTCACGATTAGCGAACGGGCGCTTGATAACTATGAGCTGTTAGAAACGGTAGCAGAAGCACAAGAAAACCCATTAATTGTACCTAAAATATTAGGAATGTTATTGGGCGACGACAAAAAGCGCTTGATTGAACATGTGCGTGAAGATGATGGAATCGTACCCGCAGAAAAAATGATGGAAGAATTAGCAGATATATTCGATGCTACACCAGATTCAAAAAACTAATTATCCTCGCTGGATTCTTGAAACGAGATAAAGAGGCTTTAATCTGTGATTTAGCGGAGTATTACCAGATTTATGACTACAAAGATTTTCCGCCTAGTTATATAGCTATCCTTGCAATTGGTCTGAGTAATGATTCAAGAATAAAACGTCATTATTCGGGCTTAGAGGTTGCGGAGGATTATTTATTACAATCATTAATTTTTGATCGGCTCAACTTAATCCTGTGGATACTCGGGGGTGGGGATGAGCCGATTTCTTTATATGATTTGTTGGTAGGTAATACTGGCTCTAATAAACAAACAACAGGCTTTGATTCAGGCGAGGAGTTTGAAGAAAAAAGAAATCAATTACTACAAACGATTAAGAGAGGAGGACAACGATGACGGATTTGGGTAAAGCTTATGTGCAGATTATGCCAAGTGCTAAAGGTATTAGCGGTTCTATTTCCAAAATAATTAAGCCCGAAGCTACCAATGCGGGCAATGTTGCTGGAGATAGTGTTATGGGCGGAATCATGAAAATAGCTGGTGGTATAGGTATCACCAAGGCGCTATCTTGGGCTACTAGACAATTAACAGATAATTTAGCTGGCGCAGTTAGTCGTTATGACGCAATCGAAAACTCTAAGAACGTATTTAAAGCGATGAAGTTTAGTACAGAAGAAGCAGACCAAGTAACAAAATACTTCTCAGAAACGTTAGATGGTCTCCCAACTGGATTCGATGAAGCAATTAAGGGTACGCAATCATTCGCTGGGGCAACTAAGGATTTAGATTGGTCGAGTAAGACATGGAACGCTTTAAATAATGCAGTTTTAGCATTTGGTGGTACGTCTGAACAAACAACGAGAGTAACAGATACCCTAACGAAGTCATTCTCATCAGGAAAAATAGACGGTCAAGCATTTCAATCTATGTTAGCGAACGGTTTGGGTCCAGCTTTACAGGAAATGGCAACACGTGCTGGATATAACAACTTAGACGAATTGCAAGAAGCTTTTAAAAATGGAGAGCTATCCGCCGAAGATTTTGGGGAAATGTTGCAAGATGTTTCCGAAAACGGCAGTGATAGTTTGGATTCCCTTGAGGAAGTAGCTCGAGCGAACACCATGGGTATTGGTACGGCTTTTAAACTAGTCGGAAGTCGTATTGTGCAAGGTTTAGAAGGTGTTTTAAGGTCTACAGAAGAAACACTTGAAAAAATAGGCCTTCCATCTATCGCTGAAATGACAGATACATTCTCTAAAGGTATTCGAGAATCAATTAAGAAGATAGGAACTGGTATTGAGATATTAGGAGACTTTGTCATTAAGCACAAAGATATTTTTATTGGCGCTTGGGAAATTATGGGGTCAGTGGTTGATACCTTTAGAGACTTGTTCACTGGTAACCTATCGGAAGTTGGTAGCACTTTCTCTGAAACCTTTGATGGAATAATCATAAAAATTGGCGAATTGCTACCCGTCTTCATAGAAAAAGGCCTTGAGATTGTCTCTAACTTAATCAGTGGTATTACAACAAAAACACCAGAGTTGTTTGAAAAAGGAATGGAAATGATCGTTTCATTTTACAATGTTGTCTCAGAAGCTATACCAAAACTACTAAGGTTAGGAGCAGACTTTGTTATTAGTTTACTAAATGGTATTGCAAATAAATATCCTGAATGGATAGCAAAAGCCGTGGATATGGTTATTAGAATGGCTCAAACCTTAGGAAACAACTTGCCTAAGCTAATACAAAAAGGAGCCGAATTATTGGCAGGTGTCGCTCGAGGGTTTAGAGACAAGTTCCCAGAAATAGTGAGTGCAGTATTTAGAATGATAACCACAATGCTCACTGAGATAGCACGAAATTTACCTCAACTATTAGCCGCAGGAATAAAGTTAATTCTACAATTAGTAGCTGGAATCATTAGGTCTATACCAGATGTCATGAGCGCTATGGGAGATATTACAGGTGGAATAAGAGATGCGGTTTCTAACATCAGCCTATTAGATGCCGGTAGAGCAATAATAAATGGTTTTGTCGATGGAATGAAAGGCGCTTGGGATGCTGGGAAGAAGTTTGTCGGCGGAATAGGCGGTTGGATAGTCAGAAACAAAGGGCCAATTAGTTATGATAGAAAGTTATTAATTCCAGCTGGTAATGCCATTATGGGCGGATTAAACAAAGGTTTACAAGAAACTTTCTCAGATGTCAAGAAGACAATTAGAGGAGTAACGGGAGACCTAAGTGATATATCGCCTAACATTAGTTATGGAACCTTAGATCAACTAGAGACTCAGGGCAGATATGCTAGAAGAAACAAAGTAAGGGGCGTTGGTAGCTATACAGGTAGGGATGATAGAGAAAAGACTGTAATTAAGCAATATATCACTAGCCCAGAACCAATGAGCGAAAGGGAAATGCAAAGACGTTCACGATTAGAGTTGCAAAGGCTAGGCCTTGAATTTTGATGATAAAAAGGGAGGAAGACGATGGAAAAAATAACATATAGAAATACAAATGGATTAGAAATAGTTTTCTCCAAAGAGCCACCTTTTTTATTTTCTACCAAAGAAGGATTCGACGGCCTAGAAAATATAATAGTTGAGCAAAGAAACTATAACCAAGATGGAGCGACCCTAGTATCCACTCAGTTGGATGTAAGGGAACTGACAATAAATGGAGAAATTTGGGCATCTAACAAAGATGAAATCAGAGAATACCGCAAAGAATTAATCAAAGTTTTTAATCCAAGGTTAGCAGGTAGTTTACTTTATGAAAATAATGTAGGTACTTATCAGATTGATGTTATCCCAGAAATAGCACCATCAATGAACGAATCAACTTATTTAAATGTTAAGCAATTAGATAGTTTTACGATTGTTCTTAAAGCCCTTGACCCCTACTGGACAGACAAATCAGAAATTGACGCAGAAATACCAATGGCACGAGAAGAAAACTTATTCGAGTTTCCATTAGAAATAACAGATAATTTCGAGTTCTCACGTCTAATCGCTGGAGATGTCATCGAGATACAAAACAACGGAGATGTCGCAGTAGGTGCTGTGTTTACAATCAACGTGAACGGAATACTTGTTAACCCACGTCTGTATAACGTTATTACACAAGAATACTTTGCTTTAAATGGCACGTTTGCAACTGGAACGAGATTGAGAATATCGACTGTTCGAGGGAAGAAACGAGTAGAACAAGATGATGGCGATGGTTGGTACAACATTATGACAAAACGAAAAGTAGAGAGTACGTTCTTACAGATAGACCGTGGCATTAACTATTTGCAACTACAAGCAGACGAAGGTGTGGAATTTACCACGTCGTATATTCGCTTTGAACCGAAGATATTGGGGGTGTAATGGTGGAACTAGAAGTATTTAAGAAGTTGAACGCTAAAGACTATGAGCAATTAGCAGTTATCGACCAATTCAAGAGTTTAGTTGTCAATCGAAGATATTATTCAGCAAGTGACTTTGAATTGAAGTTGGCTTTAAGCATGGATAATCTAGAGTATTTAAAAGTTGGTAACGCAGTCCGAATAAACGATACATTTTACTACATTAATTTTTCGCAAGTTCCTGAATTGGAAACAGGCGAATTGGTAGTAAAAGGTGTGTCGTTTTTTGGTTTATTGAACAATCGAATTGTGTGGGAAAACTACTCACGACAAGCTAGACCAGAAGTAATCGCACGAGATTTATTAAATAAGCATGTAGTCAATCCGAGCAACAGTAGTCGTAAGCTACACCAATTATCACTAGCCCCAGAAGTCGATTTAGGTGGCTCTAGCGTACAGTTTCAAAATTCTTATGGAATTGTTAGGGAACAGGTGGAAAAACTGTGTGAGACACATGATTTCGGGTTTAAAGAGCTAATGACTGACCCTTATGTTCCGAGTGCAAGGATTGAGTTTTACAAGGGGCAAGACCTATCAAATAGCGTTGAATTTACAACAGACGCTGAGAATGTGATTAGTGAAAGTTATGAGCGTTCGGACTTTGATGAACGTAATGTAGCGTTGGTTGCAGGCGAAGGTGAAGGTGCAGAACGTGAGCTAGTTACTTTAGGTAACGGAAGTGGACTTGACCGTAAGGAATTATATGTAGATGCTCGAGATTTACAATCTGAAAATGATGATGTGGTCATGACGACAGCTGAATACAGACAAGCGTTGACAGAACGTGGACAAAGTAAGTTAGCTGAACATCAACCAATACTGATACTAGACGGCGATATTAACGTCCACAATCAATTATATGAGTACGGTGTTGATTATGGCTTAGGCGACATTGTAAGACGCAGTAGTCCGACATTTAAGCTGTTTTACAACGCACGAATAACTGAGATACAAGAGATATATGAAGACGGATTGCATATCATACCGACATTTGGGAAGCGTAGTCCGACACTCATTGACTTATTAAAACGAAAGTAGGTGTTACATTTGGCAGAATTTTATTTTCCATTCACAAGTGTTGAGGGCGACCGAGCCTATTCAGCAACAGATTTCGCAACTTACTACCACAACATATTCACAAGTGGTGTAATTGCAACGGTAAGAGAGAAGTTAAGAGTTACCGAAGACGAAAACATAGGTATGCGAGTACGAATCATGGACGGTGCTATATTCATTCAAGGGCGATTGTATTTACTGACTGAACCAATGGTGGTAAACATCACTCCAGGAAGTTCAACGGCTGATAGGACAGATAGTATTGTTGTTCAACTGGATACTTTAGGTAGAGAGATGAAGATACTCTACAAACAAGGAAGCACGAGTGTACGACGTGATGAGAATTACTACGAAATGCAGTTAGCAGTGATTAACGTACCAAGAAACGCAACGAGTGTTTACAACAGTCAAATCACTGACAAACGATCAGATGTGAATGTTTGTGGATATTCTAAGCTACAAGGAAATTTAGAAGTTAGTGGACTAGAACAACAATATGAAAGTTTATTGGAACAAATGATTGCTGAGTTTGAACAATTTGCAAATACCAATCAAGGGAATCTTGAACAATTACTAACCGACCAACAAGCATTGTTCCAAACATGGTTGAGTGGTTTACAAGATGAACTAGACAGCAATCAAGTTGGGAATTTACAAAATCAAATCAATCAATTAACAGCCGATAATCAAGTCGTATCAATAACACACAATCTAGGTAAATATCCAGATGTACAGGTTTTATATTGGGAATATGGATTAGGTACAGTTCCGCTTGAAGAACAGCCAGAAGGCATTAGTTTTGACGGTACAGCACCTGAGACGATACCAGTTAAGGTAGTCCATCCTTCAAGAAAAAGAATGCAAGTACACGTTCCGATTGATTATGCAATGACAAATCCGACAATTAAACAAATTAAAAACAATGAGTATATTTTAACCGAAGGAATTAAATCGATGAAAATATTAATAGGAGTGATTTAATGTTACACGAAATTTTTAAAGGCATGGATAATGCTGCAGAAGCGATTAATGATAATTTTGAACAAGTGGATATTATTCAAGGACAGAATGAAAATGGGTCATATGTAAAGTTTGGAAACGGGTTAATCGTTGCTTGGTTTAAAATGACAGATACACACACTCATGCAACTTATGAGTGGACGTATCCAATTCCATTTTCAAATCCCCCTATTGTTCTAGCCACACCTCAACAAGTTTCTGATTTATCTGCTTACAGTGGTGTTAATTATGGTGTGCGTGCAAGAAATGATTCCGCTGATTTGAGAAAGTGGAATCACGGTGGGCTTAATTATCCATTTAGTTTTATAGCAATAGGCTATGAATAATAAGGAGTTGATTTAATTGGCAGAAATCATTTTACCGCCAGAAGAAAGAAAGGTGATCAAGTGAAACAAAAACATTGGCAAGTGTCCGTCTTTGATAAGACAAGCGAAACAATCAGAGACGACACGTTCTACACAACAGATACCGAAGCCTATTTAGTCTTTGAGTTGATTGACGAAGATTTTACGCCAGATTCAGCAATGGTTACAGTCTACAATATCTACGGTAAAGCAACAATCAACGCAAATGTGGAAGTTGCAGACGGAATCGTATGCTATGAAATGCCAGAAGATGCAATCGGACATCCAGGCGGTTGGCGAACGCAAGTTGTATTTACCAAAGATAGCGAAGATTACACAACGAAGATTATCGAATTTGACGTCGGTGGACACTTACTAGACAATAAGAAACCATCAATTGTCGATATTGAGAACTGGAATAGTTTCATGAAACATGCTGAGGGATTGGTTGACGACTGGGAACAGTTAGAAGAAATCAGACAAACGAATGAGCAACAGCGAGAGTTGGCAGAATCAGCAAGGCAGACTGAGTTTGAAGCGAATGAAACAAGTAGACAAGCAAATGAATTGGTTCGTGAAGAAGCCGAGAGCAATCGTCAATCTACATTCGAGACTAACGAAACAGAACGGCAGACTGAGTTTGAAACCAACGAGGCTGAACGTGAGAGTACATTCGAGATTAACGAATCTACCAGACAAACGAATGAACTAGCTAGAGAAACCGCTGAATCTGTGCGAGTGGCGAATGAAGAAGAACGCATCTCAAAAGACAGTGAGCGAGATGGTAAGATAGAGGCATTTGTTGAAGATGTGAGTGATAGGATAGACAACAAAGCAGATGTTTCGGAACTTGAGTTATACGCAAAAAAAGAGCAAGGGGAATGGATTACGCCGACGCTGTTGGGTGGGGCAACTGGCAACACCGTCGCTTACTTAAAAGATGAGTTTGGATTTGTCCACTTCAAAGGGCGGGTAAGCAACGCTGGTAACGTACTGACGATGTTTGTTATGCCCTCTGGCTATCGACCGGGCAGAACTTCTGACTTTATTGTATTTTCATCATCAGACGCAAAACGAATTAGGGTAAATTCTTCTGGAAATGTGGATAACTCAACCTCACAAGCTTTCGTCGAACTTTCAAGCATTATCTATAAAGCGGAGGGATGATTAAATGCTCAGAATAATCGACAAACAAACTCATTTATTTCTACGAGACGATTTTACTTTTGATGAAGAAACAGAAATAGGTTTAGATGTCGCACCCGCACAAGGTTTTTACCACCCTAAATGGAATGGTACGGAATGGGTTGAAGGGCTATCAGAAGAAGAAATAAGCGAACTAAAGAAACCTCAGCCCATAGAATTGAGTCTAGAAGAACGCTTAGAGTCCATACAAACTCAAAACGAACTCGCCCTCGCTGAATTAGCTGAGCTTATTTCAGGAGGTGTGCTCTAATGGTACAAGTATATGTGAATTTAATAAAAAAAGGTTTAAGAGAAATTGAGCAAGTACCAGAAATTTGGCGAGAAGATGTACGTAAACAATTGTTAGAAGAAGGTTACTCATTCGAGTAGCCTTTTTATTATGGAAAGGAGTTGGAGATGGTTGAAAAACTAAAAAAAACTTATGCGTTTATCGTCACTTATTACTATTCGTTCTTGCTTTGTGGAACGAGCTTATGGCTAGCAAGCGTACTAAGAGCAGTGGGGCATACATATATTGCCCTTGCTGTTTTTTTTATTGTATTGATTAAGTTAATCGGTATCTTTACGTATAACAATACTTTGAGAATTATTGGAGTGGTTGGCTTAAGTGGCTTTTGGATAGTCAATGCTACGATATTTTATCTAGGCTATCATCCAAGTGTGGAATTGACTTATCATTTTCCCTTAATCATCTTTCTGTTAGCTTTTGGGATAGCGTTAAGGGGTCGGTTCGATGGATAAAGGAATTATCGTAACGACTATCGCTACAATCATTGGGAGCTTCCTAACTTATAAAGCAACCATGACAAAATCAAAGCATGACTATCAAGCTAAGATTGAACAGATGAAAATGGAAGCTGAAGCGAAACTAAAAGAAAGCACAGCAACCACAGAATCTATTTATATAGGTGAGATGAAGCATATTATAAACGCATATAAAGAGCAGGTAGAAGATTTAAAACGAGAAAATCAAGAAATTCGTCAGCAAATTAGTAAATTGAAAGATGAGCAGAAGGAAA